CTGACACCTTTTTCCGGGCCTGCAAGGCTCATGTACCTACCTGTACTTTGTGTATATCTATAGATTGCTCTAAAGACAGGGACGCGGCTTGCGTTCATTAAGATCTAGCAGAGAATCACTCTACTAGAAATTCTTGGTTGGGTATATCACTGGGGCTAATCGGCCTTCTTACTTCTAAGAATCCTCCGATCTACTTAAAAGAGACGAAATTCGTTTCCACTCTCGTACCCGAACAGGCAAATCGCATTTGACTTGACGTCTCTTGCTCTTTAACTGTCCTGGTAGAAGAGCGAATAAGTCTTCCATCTCCTTCAAGTGATTGTAAATCGACAACAGTCCTTGCCAATCACCAACCTTCCAGTGGGCTAGTTCAACCAGCGCTAACTGCACATCGGCAATCTTCTCACGCATAGGATCCAGCATCACAGCTCGGACCTCAGCTCTCCACCATCTTATCGCTTCTTCATACCCAAACTTCCCTTCTCCTATAGGCTCGTAGGCTTTTAAGGCCTTCTTCGCCCGTAAGATAAGAAAGTCAAGTTGATACTTCGCGACTCGCGATTTCAAACTTTGGACCCAAGCTGCAATCTGTAAAGGCGTCGGATTCAGAGTCTCTCCCTTACGGGTTTGACACATCCACGTCGGCCAATCACTACACCCAAAAAGTGCTCCTGGAACAGAAAGCATTAACCATAGAGCTCGAGCTCTCGACGACATCTTTTTCAAAGGTTTCCCTTCTAATCCAGACGCCGCTTTGAACCCTAACCCTACAAAAATACCCACGGAGTATAAACTGAAACCGATACCGCGAGCAGCTAAATTCGCCGCAATCTCCGGCACGGAACTCAACGCGAGCCAACCAGGCGCCAATCCTGACAGAGGAAGAGGAGTTAAATCCTCTCCATGCCAGAAGAAACGCTTAGCGAACTCGAACGTCAAATTCCGCCCAATGATGGACTTGCTACTGTTGATACCGACCCCAATACGCTCCATGAATACTTTATACTCACGGGCGACACCGGGATGACCAATCACGATGTCATCCCCAAGTATGGCATATAGGTCAAACCAACCCGCGACGCCTGCTAAGCGCGCACAGTATTGTACAATACAATGGTGTGTGATAGCTAACATCGCCCACGAACTATACGCCCCCATGGGCTGACCCACAGCATACTTAACGGCCATCAATTTACCCGCCTTCCCTCTCCCGCAAGTTGCGTTTGAGAGAGCAGGACTCAACTGAAACCATCGTTCTGACATGAACCACCTCCACGAAGCCGCTAGCCGTAGGCTAGTCAACGCACCCAGAAGATGCTCCTGGAGCGATACAGGCAGTCTATCGGTCGCTGCCGATAAATCAAAAGACCACACTCTTGACAATCCCCGTTCTCGCATCACCTTCACTAATTTCTTAGCTGGGGCGATTTGATCATAGAGACCATCTTGAGGGATCTTTTTCAGAACCGACTTAAACAGATACAGGTGAAGCGGACGCAACACCCACTGCGTGAAGCTATCTACCATCGCAAATACTCTAATCTTTCCAGGCTCCGCCTTCGTCGCAAGACGGCCTAACATGATCCCAGGCTGGGAAAGTGCTAAACCCGTAGCTACTAACACTCGACGAACAACACCGTCTCCACCTTTCCAGGTAGATCCGGCTGGACCGAGAATACTCCCGATCCCGCTAGACGCCAAATTGTACACCAGAGGGGCCGCATCATTCTTAACAAGATGTTCCGATCCTGTAAGCTGGCACAGCTCAATGACTTTACGCCACGTAGCCGTTTGAACCCGCCAAATAGCGAGGTCAACGAAGAACCGACTGCTATTAAAGCAGTTATCCGGATCTCCGGCCGTCCAAGCCCAAGCCGTGTTAGGGCCCGATTTCAATAGTGGAACCATAACCGCCTTTAACTGAGGGAAGAAACTAGACCCTTTTGGGGTCTTTCCAACAGCCAAAGGAGTTACATTGAAAATCAGATTCAATTCATTCGCGAAAACCCATACAAAGGATTTCCACTCCTTCACCAAACCTGCCTTCAAGGCAACACCCGGAGTCACAATAGTTTTGACAGAATACTTTCCTTTATACGGAAGAACTCGATACAACGTAAAGAGTCCTAACCATAATCGAATTGCACCCTTATCTCCGCTCTTGATCCTCTTTCTGTGATGGCCCACGATCGATCTCGGAATCCCAGATCGAGTTCGAGCAATTGCAGGACCAAGGCTCTGAGGAGCGGTCTTCAGATCTCCGGCTAAGAACTTCTCCAAGAGAAGTTTCTCAGATTTCAATCTAATCGCCGCCCCACGATATCCTTGGTTCCGTATTATAACAAATACCGAACGCACAAAAACAAACGTGGCTTTAACCCAACCTCGAGAACGCGAGCCTGAGAGAAGTGGAGCGACTATCACTAGTCGCCCCACTAATCTCTTAGCGCTTTTTACAGCGCTAGACCAGATAGATTGAGCCTCCAATTTGTTAAATTGTTGGTTCATTCATTTCATCATTATTAAATAGTGATTAGATGAATCGATCACTTGCGTGACCGACTCTATCCCTTCGGTTTCCCACTCTTCCTTTAAGGATGAGGGGGCCGCAGGTCGCTTGAAAAGCTGCGCTCGTCACGCTCAAGGTTGTCTTAGACAACAATTCGAATCGCACCAGACCCCGTCTGGAGGGGTTATCTTCTTTAATTTAATAAATATTGATCCCTACTCCAGACTTTCCTATCCGTTAGGATCGGCTCCCTTAGATTACTATTTCCA